CAGGCTACCTCTTCCCAATTCGGTGTTTGACTGTCTGTTACAGCAGTCCAACTCGGTGTTTGACTATCGGTTATAGTACCCCAGTTAGGGTCTTGACCATCATTTATGATGCCATAAACAAGGAAATACCCTATCGCTCCTGTCGCTGAAACACCCGTGACAGAAACGTTTGCATCTGCTGCAACGGTAACGTTCCCAACGTTGGAGTCACCTTGGACTCCAGTGACAGAAACATTTGCCGTGCCCGTGACTGTAACCGAGCCAATTGCTCCAGTCCCAGCATTCCCAGTAACAGCAGCATTCGCATCAGCGGATACAGTAACCGTTCCGGCAGATCCAGTGCCCGCCACGCCTGTGACAGATACGTCAACACCCGCTCCCTGAACGATTGTGACTGACCCGATTGCCCCTGTTCCTGAAACGCCTGTGACAGTGACATTTGCGTCTGCGCTGACCGTGACAGTCGTAACCGCGCCAGTGCCTGCAACGCCCGTGACTTCAACAGGTATCGCTTCATTCCAGGCGCCTTGGCCCCAAGTGCCTCTACCCCAACCTGTAACATTTGCCACACGTTATATCCTACTGATTATGGCGACGGTCTCTCTGCTGTTTTAACCAGCGACGATATTCTTCTTCAGTCATGCGTTTCTGCTGAACCTGCTTGGCCACAACATCCTAAGCAATGCGAATAATCGCGTTAGACGCATCTGCTGCGGGAAACTGAATCGTAAAGTCACCAGAGCTAGACGTTTTGTCTGCACCAAAATCTAATGCGCAAACAGCCGGGTCACCAGAGGCGCTGTCGTTGAAGATCAATGCGCCTCGTGCGGTCAGACTGCTAGAGCTAAACGTTAAATCAGAAAAGTCTGTTATCGCAGTAGTGCCATCATTGCTAGGATCAACACGAGTAAGTGCTGCACCCTTGGCGGTGTAGCCAGTGCCTGATATCTCATTCGATGTTGTATACGCCGTGGTGCCTGCACCCAAAGATGCAGAGCTTGTGTACAACGCAAGATTAAATGTGCTGCCACCTGTGTTCTTGAAGTTGTGAACTGCCTCCAAGATTTCTTTTTTGAAGGTTGTGCACATTGCTGTCGTTATCGCCATTACAGACTCCTGATTATGTTTGCCATGTCAGCATGGCCCTGTCTTTCTAGTTCTGCGATCAAAGTTGTTCTGTCGCTCTTGATAGCTTCTTTGATGTAAAACGCCACAGTTGCTTCTACAGACTGCTTGAAAGCCTCTGCTTGCTGAGCAATCAAAGGATGGCAGTTTCCACCAACACTCACAATCCTATCTGCAGCAGCCTTTGCCCAAAACTCTGGGTCATGCCCTTTGTCTTGTGTTGTTGCCACTACAACGCTACCAACCTCCAGACTTGATGCCTCAAACAAAGCCAATCTTACCCCCTGGCAATATCGTATCTATACTCATCTCTTGCACCATAGCCTTCGCCAAGCTTTTTAAGAGCAGATATAGCCATCATAAAACGTTGCTCATATTGAGCCGCCTCTTCAGGTATTTTCAAAAAAGTAGCTGCCTCAACAAGTGTGCCATACAGCAAAGCATCAGGCGCGTTGTCAGAAAGCCAAGTCGTACTTGATCCAGACGTTGTTGTCAGTGATGCAGGTCGATATTTGTAATGAAGTTCAAACGAATAATCAGAAGCTGGTGTAGGCGCCAAGATAAACGTGTTGTCATCAAACAGAGCGTAATACTTTGTTGGGCCAGTGGTTGATGCGTTTGGCGTATAGTCTCTTATGAATGATACATGCTTGAACAGTGGATAGGTGTAGACGCTATCTATTATCAAAGCCAAGCTGTATGTAGCCAAGAAGTCTGATGGTGTGGCTAAATATTGAAACCCAGTTGTTGCGTTACCTGTAACGTTTTTTCTAAATACGGGAAGTGTTACATTCTTCAGTATGCGCTCTTCGGCTTCTTTTATGAAAGTATCAAGGTTAGCTACAAATGTAGTCTCTGCAGTTTCGCAGTAATCCTGAACCGTAGACTTCAGTGTTGCTAATGTAAAACTCATGTTGTCACCACCGTTACTGTTCCGACAGAGCCAGTTGCGCCATCTATGTTGAATTCTGAACCTATCGGATCACCCGTGGTAGACATCATCTGATTATCATCGATGGTTCTTACAACGCCTGCCCCGGCAACCACATCAGGAGAAAGATTGGGCCTGGGGAAGCGCAAAGCTTCTGGATCAGAAACATTGTGAATGGGCTCTAGCTGCGGGTGTTTAGGTTCGTAACACTCAGGACAAACACGAAAACCTGTCCACTCTTTCTTGAGTGTGAGGTATTTATACTGAAAGCCACACCTGTCGCATATGGCAATTGCATACTTGCCAGAAGCAAAAGCCATTACGCTATCCTAGATCTTAGACCTGGAGATATCATCAAAGAAGCTCTGCTTTGATCTTGATCAGCTGCTCTAGCGAACTCTTCTTCATAGAACCCTTTGAGCATTTGAACTCTGTCAGGCGCTTTTTTAAGAGCTATGTAGTATGCCAGTCCTGCCGCCAAACAAGGATAGAATCGAAAAGGCACATCAACTGTGTTCACACTAGCATCTGCATCCTCAATGCGAACTAAGCGATTGATGATCAACTGGTCTGTTGCGTTTTCTGATGCTGGCCAAATGTAAAGACGGGGAGTCAGTTGTTTATCAAGGAAGAACTGAGTCGGCCTTGCTTGAGTCGATTTGGTAGGAATGTTGTAGTACTCAGACCTGCCTATCTGCTCCATGGTGATATCTGTGGTCGTAGAGCCTTCGGTTCTTCTGATAACAACGTCTAGCACATCAATTGTGCTTGCAGACAAGTCAATAAACTCAGCACCAACGGTAAGCGTGGTTGCGCTATTGGTAACAGTCCATTGATTCAAACCTCTATTTGCCCAGTCGGCAAACAGAAGGTTCAAAGATCTTCTTGCAGTTACGCCATCGTAACCAGTGCGAAACTCAAGGCCACATCTTTCAAATGCTTCCTCGATGTATTCCGCAACATCTGGTTCAAAGTCTCTGCTTCCAGAAGTGGCCATTAATAACTCTTTATGACCTCAAGGATCACAGTGTATGTATCGCCACTACTCGCACCAATCGTGGTGAACTGAACGTCACCAGTCTTACCTGATCCTGCATTGTTGGGTATCCCAGAGAACGGCGTGTAATCGTGCATACCGTTTGAGTCTGGAGACAAGGCAATGATCAAAGTGTCTGTGGTTGCGTCATTCAAAAGCTGAACGCCCATGCCAACACACTGCCACCAGATCTTTGATATCGCCACCTCTGTGCAGGAATCGCCCTTGCTGTTTGCCTGAAGAGCACTGACATCAATCTTGGTCACCGCGCTTTCGCCAGTGCCATCACTGATGTTCGTAAACTTCAAAACAGCTTTACGATTGTCATCTTGAATTGTTTGTGATGTGACTGCGTCAGCCATGACTGCCCCCTATTTATGCGAACTGCACATACTCGATGATGAAAGTAAACGAGCCTGCGGTGGTAGCATCAACCGTGTTGGTGATGTTGCAGAAAATCGTTCTTTCAGCAGAGGTGAATTGCGCAGAAGCAGGTGCCGTTGTAGCACTTTGAGTCTGGGCAACAAGCGTTGTGGTGGTTACGCTGCCAACCACAACAGTCGTGCCACCATCTAGGATCTCATCTGTCACTGCAGCAACAATCTGTGCGCCAGAGCTAGAAGTACCAACTTCATAACCTATGTCACCTGTACCAATTACTGGCGATGTGACACAAAGAATTTTGATGTCAGTGATGATTGTGTTTGCTGGCTGCGTAAACTCACCAATCGCTGGGCTATCGCCCGCTGTGGTGTTGACCGTAACGCCCGTAGCAAAGCCAACGTGCTTTACATATTTGTTCGTAACGATGCCAGTAGAGGCAATATTCACCACATCTGTGATTGCACCAGAGGTAGCATCTTTTGAAACAACTTTGAAGCCATTCTCTGATCGGACTGGGCCGTTGAATGTCGTATTAGCCATGGGTATCTCCTGTCTTGGCTAGTGTCAGGCACGGTATGCGCCTGTCAGGGATAAAATACTTATACAGCAGAAAAAGAAAAGGGGCAACAAGTGCCCCTTTCTTACTGTTCCATGTGGAACAATTATGCGCCTTGTGAAGCGAACACTGCGCGTGGATTGCTAAAGCCAAAGCTATATCGCTCGCGGGCTTTATAACGCACGTTACCAGTGTTGAAGTCACCTTCCATAGAAGTCGCAATCGGGCTGCGCTCAAAGTGCTTGAAGCCATCTGGAACGTCAGTCAATACGAAGAACGCATCGGTGTCAGTCAGGAAGTGGTTGACTGCATAGCCTTGAGGCAGCAGACCCATATTCCTAATTGCGTTGATGTCGTTGTCCGCAGTCTCGACGCGCCCTGGTGTTTCCAGCAGACGATCAGCTACGAATTGTAGTTGAGGCGGAACAATCAGCTTGGTTCCTTGCAGAGCCAAGATCATGTTTCGATCATCCACAAAAGTAGAGATGCTGATCAACGCATTCTCCAGCGACGTTTCGTTCAAGTCTGCAAATGCAGATGGACGATTTGAAAAGGTGCCACCACCAGCCAGTGGGTGATCAGTAGCCACAAGTGACTTGCCATCACCGCCAGTGAAGGAGCTAGAAAACGCATTGTTCAATACGTTTGCAGCTTTCACCTGCTTGGTGTGAGCCATGCTTCGTGCAAGAGCCTTCGTATAGCGCGCACCAAGGCGGTCATACAAATTATCTTCGACACTTTCCTCGGTTAGCGCGAACGCCAAAGCAACCGTCTCGTGCGTGTAACGCGCAGTAAAACCTTCAGAAGCTTGGTCGTATGCAACGCCTTGCCCTTCAGATTTATCTTTTGCATTACCAAAGCCTACGATCAGCACCTCTTCTTCAAACGCCCGGTCTGAAGCTTCAGTTTCAAAGATCTCAGCGTGCTCGTTTTCATAACGAGCGTATTCCATGCCAAATAAAGCGTTGAGGCCAGGCTCTAGCTCTTTGGCTAATTGTGCTCTTGAAATAGCCATTAGTTAGCCTCCTATGCTAAACCGGCGCCTTTTTGGCCGTAGATTGAGTTCTGAATAACAACAAGTACGTTGGTATTCGCCGTGGCGACATCTGAGTTTTCTGGATCAGCAGAAATATCAATCGCCTTAATTGGCAAACCAGCTGTGGTTGCACCCGTAGTTACATCTAGCTCAGCGCCAGAGATACCTGTAACGGTGCTGCCAGAACTGGTGTACACGATATCGAAGTTACCGAACAAATCAGCAACTGGGAACGTGTCGTCAGCCTGGATTTCATACACAACATTCGGATCATCGATAATGAAAGCGATAATGTCCGAAGCATTAGTGCTTGCAGGGTAGAAGTTGCTGAACTTCTGCTCACCCGTTGTTGGGTCAGTAAAAGAGCAACCGTTGAACACACCAACGATAGGCACAGTGCCTCCGTCAGCGTGAACCTCTACCGTACCACCAGTAACTTGCATAACCATATCTCCTTGGAAGATAGCGGTTCCGTAGTTAGCGGCGATTCGATATCGGCTTTGTCCGCCCGTGTAGGGGCCGCCCCCTATCATCCGAACTGGACGCATTCCAAAAGCGGCATCTTGATTAGCCATTTTTGAATCTCCTAGTTAAACACAATCAAAATGAGGCTACGTTGATTTGTTGCCTCGCCCAAAAGATACCTGCGTCTTTCTCTCTTTCGAGATTGGCATCGCAGGGTGTTCTTCGCGCATCAGATCGTTATCCACAGCATTCATTTGTTGATCGGTCTGTTTTGCGAAGTAAGCATTTCGCTCTTCCACTGTCTCCGTAGGTATCTTAGCGAGCATCAATCCGCCTACACCGACTGTGCCTGCATGATTACCTTCATCGATAACCGGCAGGTCATAGCCTGAAACTTCGCTTGGGTGTACAGGTTCGTAGCCCTCACGCAGCCTCATGTGTACATTCGTTTTGTCTGACTCGCCTCGCACATGCGTTCTAATCCAACGATAGTGCATACCTTCAGGAGGCTCTGGAGTTTCCAATACTTGAGGTGGAGTCCATGGTTTTCTTGCAGCCTTGGTAGACCGTGAAGAAGCACCCCTTGGCGTTCTGTTAGAACCCGGTGTTGTTGTTTCTTCGCTCATGAGCTCTGTAACCTCATCTTCTGTTTTGCGTATTCTTTGAACGGCACTCCAAGTTTCCTAGCTAGTTGCTGCTCCGTTGGCGTTAGTTCAACTGATCTACGAGAGTTTTGATTGCGTCCACTTCCAGTCGTGCGCGATCCAGAGACAACGGTTTGGACGTTTTGTTGGTTGTCTCTCGCGTTAGTTTGCTCACTAAATTTATGGGGCAGTTCTTGCCTCATACGAGCATCA